GGTGATACTGTTGTACTAGTGCCAAGTGCTGGTTCTCGGTATTGTTTGCGAGTTTGGGCCAGGATGGCTGGTGGGCTGCGCCAGCGCGTTCAGAGATTGACTGTGTTGGAGAGATTCCAGCAACAATGCCCTGAGGACTACGACATTTTGGTCGCTAAGCGGTACAAGCGAGAGCGATATTTACAATCTGGATGTTTGTCATTTATACCATACCTAGAGCGTAGTGTTGAAAGGGCGCATCGAGAACGAATGATGTTTGAAGTTCAGCAGTTTGCTTGTATCATCGGTGAGGATGATGATGAAATGGTTCCTTACGTCACCCAGCGGTCGTGCTGGAATGACTTTTTGCGGAGTTGGTTTCCTGCGCGTAATGCTATTTGGCACCGCAGAGAAACTGCCAGACTTATTCGTCTGGTCCGTGTTGCCAAGATTGTTGTGGGGTATACCAGAATGCAATTGGGCACTCTCACCATCGGTAGTGCGCTTGAAATGCGTAGCTTGCGTGTGGCTTTGGGACAGGCTATCCGCACACTTGAAGGCCGGGGTGATATTCGAGTGCGTTTGGTTGACATGCCGTTCGTGGTGGATTGTTGCATGTTTTTGATTCAACCAGATGGCACTGTGTTAGGGCCGGCAATGTATTAGGGTCGTCCCACGTTGGTTCCTGCTGTTACAGTCGACTTCCCAGTTGGCTTTCGCAACGCAGCAGTTCTTCCTTCGTTAGGGACAGAGTTTTCCAAGGAGCGTGCATGCATTGTAGTGAACGAGCTTTGTTGTAAGGAATTGGGAACGTTCAACAACAATTTACCTAACTTGTCTATGGCTGTGGAGCGTAGAGTGTTTACTGTTAGTGATGGTAATGGAGGGTTTGTTGAGTGTCCTAAGCCCATGCCTGGAGCTTTTGAACAATTGGGTGTAGTGGATTTAGTGTTAGAACAATTTGATAAGCGTTTTGCCTCACGGATGAGCTATGATGAATTTTTACATCAATGCCCGAGGCACGCACGCAAGTCTTATGCTAAAGCCATCGAAACCAACAAAATTGAGGGCGTTCAGAAGCACCACGCGTGGATTTTTCCTTTTGTTAAAAACGAAAAAGTCGATGTTAGTAAAGCTTGTCGATTGATTTCACCACGTCACAAGCGTTACAACGTCGAGCTCGGTCGCTACACGCGTGCCATAGAGGAGGAAATGTATAGAGCTATAGGTAGGGCATGGAATGATGTTTGGGGTGGAGAAAACACCATCGCCAAAGGAATGACTGTCGCCCAAATTGGGCGAGCCATGCGGCAAAAGTGGGATGCTTTTTCAGATCCCGTTGCCGTCGGCTTGGATGCCAGCCGATTTGACCAGCACGTGTCGCGTCAAGCTCTGGTTTATGAGCATGAATTTTATCGTAGGTTGTTTGCCGGAGATCAATTCCTTATTATGTTATTGAAATGGCAATTGAAGAACCGGTTCGTCGTTAAGATGGATGGAAACAAATACGTATTTTTCGTTGACGGCACACGTATGTCAGGAGATATGAATACTGCGCTGGGGAACTGCATTATCATGTCAACTTTATTGTTAGAGTATTGTTTGCTTCGGCAGGTTACTGCTAAGTTGATTAACAATGGGGATGACTGTGTAGTGTTTATGGAACGAGCTGATTTAGCTAAGTTCAGCGCAGGACTTGGAGACTGGTTTTTGGCTAAGGGATTTGAGATGAAGATTGAACCTCCTTGTTTTTGTTTTGAGGAGATCGAATTCTGTCAAATGCATCCTGTTTATTCCAATGGTTGGATAATGGTTCGGAATGTGGCTGGTGCCTTGACTAAAGATTGTATGAGTTTAGGCGCCCGCACAATACAAGATTATAAACGGTGGCTACATGCTGTCGGTCAGTGTGGGTATTCACTATATGGTGATATGCCCATATTTGGCAGTATGTATGCGAGATTCATGGCTATTGGCATGCCGTCCAACATCAAGTATAGTAACTTGATGGCCAATAGTGGCTTCATGCGGTTGGGGAAGTATCCCCGTGTGAGGCTTGAGGATAGAGTCGGTGTATCTGACCGAACACGACTGTCTTTCCAGAGAGCTTTTGGAATCACCGTTACCGAACAGTTAGAGGTGGAATCACTATTTAATAATTTTGTTCTAGCAGATAAGCTGTCTGTAGGTGCTAAGTTTTGCGGACTTAAGCACCTTGCCCGTGGGATATTGTAAATAGAATTTTGAAGAAATCCACGAGTATAGAAATGCCAGGCATAAAGGTTGGCAATAAAAACATGAAAAATAAAAATACAAAAACTAAAAATAAGGTGAAGTCAAAAATGGCTGGGACGAATGCCAGTACTAAGTCGCGGGTGTCTGGGGAAACCGTTGCAGTTACCAACCGCAGCGGGCCCCGCCAACCCAAAACCACCATGACCAATGGAGCTACTGTGGTAACACACACAGAGACTTTTGGTACCAACGTTGTTGGCTCCAGTGCATTCAGTTTGACTGACACTTGGGCCATTCAGCCTGGCATCTCTACGTATAGCAGGGGTGAGCCCATGGGGGTTTGGCTACCGCAAATTGCTCAAAATTTTGATCACTATGAGATTGAGTCGTTGCGGTTTAAGTTTCGTACTGCATGTTCCACGTTAACTCCAGGTTTGGGCATTTTTGCATATGAGCCCAATCCAGAAGCGTTTGCACCTAGCACCTATCAGGAGATGCGAAACATGTACTCGATTGACTCGTCCATACACAGCAATTTTGTATTGGATGTATCCAGTCGGTGCAAGGGTAGGCGCTTAACGCGTCGGGGAAATGTTGTCAATTTGCCCACTTACGACATGGGTAAGGTGTATTTTGGCACCATTGGTGTCACTGATGGAGCCTTGTGTGGGTTCATCGACGTGGAATATAAGATCCGGTTGATTAACCCGCAATCAGCAAATAGTTTAGTTGCATCTGCAACTGTTCTATCAGTTGGCGCTGTTGCAAAGCAGCGGTACACGGTTGACGCTTCCACCTTTGGTGTTGTTAATGCTGCTTCTGATTGCATGGGGTATACTAGCACGATATTAGCGGCTGCCACTAGTTCTGGCTGTCCACTGACTACAGTGGTCACCCGTAGCGTTGCAGTCGCCACTCAAACTGTAGAGGGAGCAAACATTTTTGTAGCTCCGGGCAGTGGTAGCAACCGCGTTTTGCAGTTCACCCGTGCTGGCCGATACCGCATCACGTTTCAGCCCAGACTCGATTGGGAGGATCTGAAGATGTTTGCACTCGGTATATTCCGAGTGCTGTCAGATAACACACATGCCACCGGTGCAGTGCAGACGGTTTACACCGATTTGAATGGTGCCACAACCACTGCTCTGACAGCCCCAATTTATGCTCATCGGGGCTTCACTGGTACAGCTGTGGGTGATCCGAACCCTGGCACCGACATGTTCCCTGTCTTTGTGTGGGATGTGGATGCGCTAACTGATGCATACCAGTTTGTACTTAAGATTGGAGTGCTTAGTTACAACTCAGTTAGCACAACTACAGCCAACTTACAGGGTCGGTCGGGTCTGGGTTTGACCAAGATAGATATTGATTATTTAGGGCCGTTGATCACGACGGCGTAGTAGTATTCACATGTAGTAGTAGTATTTACACGTAGTTTTTGTTTGTAGGATATAGCTCTGATAGTTAGGAGGATGGGTAGTACACTGAATGGCTGCGACAAACCAGTTCAGGTTAGATTTGTCTGTAAGATGTCGTTGCCTCGTCAGCAAGCAGTATAAGGTACACGGGACGTTAAGTGGGAGGGCTAGAGGTCCGGTAAGGACCATCCCACTTAGCCGTGGTTGC